CGCCACCCGTCGCTCGATGGCCGATGCTTGATCGCCGCCGCCCGACCGTGGCTCGATGCGCGTCGCTGAGGCCCCGGCCCGCCCGCTGATCTCGAACAGAGCCCGGAACCTCTCGCCCGCCGCCCGTTGCTCGCCGTCTATCGTGCCCGCCCGCTCCATGGCTGCCAGCGTGTCCACAACCCTCCATGGCCGGGACGGCCGGCCCTCGGCGTCGGTATACGCCCGACCCCCGCCCCGCTCGGTCCGCTCGGGCTCGGCCACCTCGATCCCGTGCTCGGCGTGCTGGGCACGCTCGCGCGTCGGCGGGATGACGGGATCGGCAGGATCGACGCCAGGGCGTTTTTTCCGACCGCTGGGGCGGAGTGTGCGGGCTTGGCTTGGCATATCCACGATTTCCTCGGATCTCAACTTATAAGTGCATTGGATTTTAGCGTTTCGTCGCGCATCAGCCGGTAACGGGTAACGGGTTCTAAAGAACCCCGTTACGTTACGTTACCGAACTGCTGCCTTTGCCCCCGGTAACAGGTTACCGGCCGTTACGTTACCGTTACCCTGTTACCGGTTGGATTTGTCCTGTCTTTTAATCATCATCGCTGTCGCATGGACCGGATCTATGACTGCCCATCCATGCTCCTCCGCCCTGATGACCGAGGCCGTTATCAACTCGCAGATGAGTCGTCCAGACGCAGTCGGCTTGGCGACCTGTTTGGCGCTGGCCTCTGACATCCCTGCGTCAGCCACCAGATATTCGATGAGTGCAGACCGCGATAGATATGGCGCTCCGTCGCGATCCTCGGCCCCGCTCGCCCACCAAGCACTCTCGAACATCTTACGATGTCCGGCCAGCTTCGTGTCGATCTTCGGCCTCTCGACTGGCGCATCCGCCTCGACGGCCACCGCGCTGCCGACCGGCTGGCCGTCCTCATCAGTCCACCCGGCGATCGGCACCTGTTCCAACCGCGCGAAGGCAGGAGCGGTCAACTCGGCGTCCTTGCTCTTGCGCTGGACGATCTGGATCGGATCCTGCCCCTTGGCGGGCACCACCGAGATCTCGATGTCCAGCGCCCCGCGCCAGGCGCTCGACCCGCGCGCCCGGTGCTGAGCCTCTTCCATGACACCGGTGTGATGGACGAGGAGCACCGAGCATCCGAACTCCGTCATAAGCCGCGCACATGCGTCGAGCATCGACTTGGCGTCCTGGGCGCTGTTCTCGTCGCCAGCCAGGAACCGATGCAGCGTGTCCACCACGATCAGGACCGGCCGACGGTCCAGCGCCCGGATGGCTTCGGCCGTTCGGCGATATCCATCCGGCGTGTTGAGGTCCAGGCCATCTCGGGACAGCCACATGTCCAGACGCTCGACGCCGTGATGCTGCTTCCAGGCCGCGATCCTGGCCCGTAGGCCAGCGTGGCCCTCGCCAGCCAGATAGACGACCGGACCCGGCTTCACCTTCGCCTGTCGCCAGATTTCCCGCCCTGCCGCGAGCGTCAAGGACCAGTCCAAGACGACGAACGTCTTGCCGCCGCCGGACGGCCCGTGAACCATGAGGAGGCTCTCGGCCTGGAGCCACCCGCGCACCAGCCACCGGATCGGGGACGGCTGCGCGCTGAACTCGTCCGCCGGGACGAGCCATCCGTCTGCCGGCGGGTTGAGGAGCGCCGCGAGGTCGTGACCAGCTGCGCGGTAATCGTTGGCGTCGCCGGGTGTCGGCGGAACCACCACCCGAGCGCCGTGCTTTGCCGCCGCTTGCTCAGCGTACCGTTGCCCTACGCCGCTGGCGTCGTGGTCCGCCACGATGACCATCTCGCGAGCGGGAAAGCGCTCCCGAAGGCTCCCGGCGACCGGGACCAGGTTCGACGCGCTGTAGGCCACCACGACCGGCCTATCCGCCACCTCGTAGATCGTGGCAGCGGTGGCGAAGCCCTCGGCCAGATAGATGGGCCCGCTATCGGCCTCCAGATCGCCAATCCACCAGAACGAGCCGCCGGCCTGACCGCCGGGATGGTAGAGCTTCTGGCCGTCCGCCGCGATGTACTGAAGCGAGACCAGATCTCCGTCCGGCTGATAGAGCGGGACCACCAGACGCCCGTCGCCCGTGACCCGAGCCCCGTGGGCCTGAATGCCCTTCCGCGCGAGGTAGGGATGCGCTGGCGCGGCTGGCCCGCATCCTCCCCAGATCGCCGCGACAGTGTCGGCGGCTGTCTCGCGCGTCCGCTGCCGCTCTGCATCCCGAGCCGCGATGGCCTCGGCCATCCGGCGCGCGTGCGCCATCTCCTCGACCGCCGTCACCGTGCGTCCGACATCGGCCCGCCAAAAATGCTCGATGCCCGCGCGCCAGCATCCGAACCGACCGGCGGGGATGCCATCGCCGAAGGCGATGTACCAGCCGGACTTGTCGCCCGCACCCGGTCGCCCCTTCGCCCCGCTGACAAACCGATGAAGCGTCCCGTCGAGGTGAATTGCTGCCGGTGGCGCTATGCCCGCTGCCTCCATCGCGTCGCGCAGCTGCTGCTCCGGCGGCTCCGGCGAACGCTCTTTGGGCGGCGACCATGAGCCGCCTAGAATTGATCTGAGATCTGCCATGTAGTTCTCCTGTGTAGAGCGCCATCGTGGACCAGACGCCGCCGATTTGCAACGCGCGCGAAAACCGACGTTGACATCGTCGCGCAATGTGGCGCAGATTGTCGGAACGCCGACCGGGATCGTCCGACTGGCGGGAAAAGGAAAACGATCATGGCAATCAGGATCAGCCGCACCAGCGGTCTGTCCGCCAATGGCGTCAAGCTGTTGGTGTATGGACAGGCTGGCTCGGGCAAAACGACGCTCATCAAGACGCTGCCAGCACCTATCGTGCTGTCGGCCGAGGGCGGTCTGCTGTCCATTCAGGACGCCGACCTCCCGTATATCGAGGTATCCGACATGACCACGCTGCGCGAGGCATGGTCGTGGCTTGCGACCAGCGCCGAGGCGAGCGAGTTCAAATCCGTGGCCTTGGACTCGATCAGCGAGATCGCTGAGGTATGCCTGAACGCCGAGAAGAAGGCGACCAAAGACCCGCGCCAAGCGTACGGCGCGATGCAGGAGCAGATGACCGACATCATCCGGTCGTTTCGCGATCTGCCTGGGCGGAATGTGTACATGTCGGCCAAGGTCGAGAAGACGCAGGACGAGATGGGGCGCGTCTTGTATGCCCCATCGATGCCGGGGAACAAGACCGGCCAGGCGCTGCCTTATTTCTTCGACGAGGTTCTCGCGTTGCGCGTCGAGCGCGATGCCGAGGGCGCATCGCAACGCGCACTCATGTGCGACAGCGATGGCCTGTGGCAGGCGAAAGACCGCAGCGGCAAGCTGGCCGCATGGGAAGCCCCGGATCTCGGGGCGATCATCCGCAAGATCCAAGGAGACAACGCATGACGGAAATGCAAACACTGAGCCAGCGATGGCTCGCCGCGAAAGAAGCCGAGCGCCTGGCGGTCGAAGAACGCCGCCAGATCGAGGACCGGCTGTCGAGCCTGATTGGCATTGCCGAGACGCTCGAAGGCACCGAGACGGCGACGCCGGACGGTTTCGTCATCAAGGTCGTCGGCCGCATGAACCGGAAGGTCGATGCCGACAAGGCCCAGGAGATCGCGGCCGAGCATGGCATCGAAGCGCACCTCTCCACGATCTTCAGGTGGAAGCCCGAGATCGATGCGAAGGCCTGGAAGGCCGCGCCCGACAGCGTGACCACGCCACTGCTCGCAGCGATCACCACGACACCGTCCCGCCCCAGCTACACCATCACCAGGAAGGAGTGATCTATAATGGCTCTGCTCAATCAATCGTTCCGCGCCGACGACCTCCCGCCTTCGGGCAATTACGATCCTATCCCGGCGGGCAAGTATCAGGCGAAGATTACCGAGGCCAGCGTCGGGATCACGAAGTCCGGCACCGGGGAATACATCAAGGTCCGGTGGGACATCCTCGGCCCCGCGCACCAAGGGCGCGTCGTGTTTCAGAACCTGAACATCCGCAATCAGTCGTCAGCGGCTGAGGAGATCGGTCGTCGCCAACTCGGCGAGATCATGCGCGCGATCGGGCTCGCAGCGGTGCAGGACACGGACCAGCTGGTCGGCGGCGAGGCGGAGATCAAGGTCGCGGTGAAGCAATCCGACGAGTACGGGCCGCGCAACGAGGTGGCGGCGACGATGCCGCTTGCGAAGGGTCAGCTTCCGCAGCCGGTGGCGACGAGCAAGCCAGCCATGTCTGCGCCCGCTGCTGCGCCGTCCCGCGCTGCCCCGCCCTGGGCTCGTAAGGCCTGAACGAAAATGGGGCGGCAGCGGTGGATTGCTGCCGCCCCAAGTCTACAGGGAGGAGGAAACCGCATGGCGACAGTTCCCGAGGCCAATCATAGCACCGCAGCGCTCATTGACAAGCATCACGAGGCGACTGCGGACGATCCGCATCGCGACCATCTCGGCGCATCGATGCTTGGTCACAAGTGCGAGCGATATCTGTGGCTCAGCTTTCGCTGGGCATTCCGCGAGCAGATCCCCGGTCGCATCCGGCGGCTGTTTCGGCGCGGCCACAATGAGGAGGCGTCGATCATTACGGATCTGCGCGCCATCGGATGCGTGGTGCATGATCGCATGGCAGATGGACGCCAGTATCGCGTCGAGCTAGCCCCGCATGTCGCGGGATCGCTCGACGCCATCATCGATAACGGCGTTCCCGAAGCTCCAAAGACGCGGCATGTGGCCGAGTTCAAGACGCACTCGCGCAAGTCGTTCGATGACCTCGTCGCGAACGGCGTGGCGAAATCCAAGCCGCTGCACCATGTCCAGATGCAAGCCTACATGCACGG